TCACCATGCCAGGTGATGTCAGCAGCTACGCTCTCACGACCAGCGACATTACCTGCCGATCGTGCAACTGCGTAACCAACTGCCATCTTGTGCCATATCCACGACTTGGCAGACGCAGTAGTGGCACCCGGAAGACCAGTCTGCATCTTCCACTTGACACCCATCCAATCTTTCCACTTAGCCCGACCAATAGCCGGTCCATCGCGGAAAGCTTGACCATCAGTTCCCACGTAGTCTGCATTCTGGAACTGATCCTGGGTCATCAACTGGGACCACAGACGTGGCGTTACGACAGCATAGACCATCCCATCGTTAGGGACGTCATTTGCCCATGCAGCTTCCACCCACGTCAGCACCGTAGCAAGAATGTTCGCTATACCGCTGAGAGTTAGAGAAACTGCAGCCTGCGTCGTAGTATCGAGGACCGTAGTAATCTGGTCATCAACCTTCCGACCCAGTGCCATAGCACCACCCGAAGCGATAACATCACGATCATTGATGTTAATCTTCGCCTCGTCAAGCTTGTCCACCCAGTCACCTGCATAGAAGTCAGCGAGTGTGGTGGACGGAGCCGTGTGGTCTTGGTTCATCGGCGTGATAGTACCATGCCGAGCCTTGGTAGTTGCCGTGCCCTTACCTACTTTCTGGAACACGGCAGTAGACCCCACCACATCCGTCTTGAGACGAACAGCATCCTTGAGGTAAGCGCCTTGACGCTGAAATACCTCATGAACCTTCGCCTCATAGGAGTTGATGAAGGCTTGGTCAATACTTGTTGCCATCTGCTTTCGCTCCTGGCTGGTTGATGTCAGAAGCGAAGACTACTTACTCAGGGAGCACTTTGTAGTTCCTGATGGGAGCCGAAGATTCGGGGCACCAGGGAATTACAAGTGGGCTGTCTGAGTCTTCGATGATCTTAGATGGGGTCGCTTTAACGAGGAGCCATCTTATGATCTAATGAATCACCTTCGTACTCAATACTCAATAGGTATTTCTTCAACGCTAGAATACCCCTAGAACGCCCAAAGAAGCCTGCTGAGGGCCGATTTGGCTTTTTCCGGTAGGGAATACCGGAAAAGTACGAATCGACCCTCTACAAGCCTTAAAAACAATGTGACACTAAGCGTTGCGTCCATCACCGATAATTGGTCGGTTACCAACAAGCTTAGAAAGAAGTGCCTGCTCTTCCTGAAACAGCTTGTTAGCCAACCTAGTCTCACCCTTATTCTTCGCCTCATCAGCACGCTTGCGAAGGTCCTTGACTTGATCATCAAGGGTTTCCCTCTCATTCTCTGTAAGGATCTCCATACTACCTTCGCTCATCTCCCTACCAATTCGTGCTAAACCACGAAGCATGAATGGACTATCCATAAGTAGTCGATTATCCGACATCTTAGCCTGCATGACATCTTCTAGGTCATTACCGAACAGCTCTTTAGCTGCACGCGAAGCTAGAGTACGGTTGGTTTCGTAGTCATCCCCCCACTCACCTTTCAACTCTGCCTCAGTTGCCTCAGCAAAGCGATCATCAGCTTTCTGTAATGCTACATTACCAGCCTCCGACTCTTCAACAAACCTGGTAATAATAGCATCAGCCATCGACTTAGGAAGATGATGCTCGTGAAAGAACTTAGCCCAACCTTCTTGAGAAGCCTTTTCTGCATCAGTAAGCTCAGTTCCCTCCAGCGGAGCTGGAAAAGAATAGTCTTCTGGCTTTTCTGGCACACCAAGCATCTTGGACAGCCGACCCGCGAATGCTTCCCGGTCTTCTTTGGATGCGTCCTTACCAGGTGGAACTAGAGCCGAACTAAGCTTCTGTCGGAGCTCGAAGTGTCCCTTTACTGCGTCCACTGGGGATGAAAAGGTCCGATCGGCATATTCTCTAAGCTTCTCATCGCTTATAGATTGACGCCAATCCTCCATGGATTCGACACCCAGCGATTTCTGAATATTGGTAATAGCTGAGAGAAGGTCATCTCGGTTGTCAAAGGATACCGCTATATTACGAAGACTCTCATCTTCAATAGCAGAAAACCATTCCGAATCTTCAGCACCATCCTTGTCAGAAGATTTACCTTCAGATGCTGCGGCTTCAGACCCATCAGCAGCTTTACCATCTCCTGCATCACCAACGTCAAGACTGGAAATAAGGTCAATATCTTCAGATGTGATTTCCGGTTGTGCTGTCTCGGCTGTTTGAGCACCTGCTGCTGCAGCCATATCAAGTCTCCTTCTTTCCCTTGTTCATAACACTTTGCATTGCATCTCGCTGTTCTTTGGCCTTTTTCATAGCTCGAGATAGACGCTTCTTGTCCTTCTTGATCTTCTCAGCTTCAATAAGAGTGCGCATATCACTCTCGGCTTCATACTCTGACTCAGTCTTGGGCGCATACATGATCATTTCTCCTTTTCCACAACTGTTTGTTTTCTTAACTTCTTAGAAGGTTCTACTAGCATCACTGCCAAGATTTGTAGAACAAGGTTTCGTTCCCCCTCTCCCAGAGCCATCCGTAGACTGTCTATTGGGTTTCCTACTGCTGTAGACCTTGACAATCTACCCCAACTGAGAATTTGCTTGAGTACACGGCGACCTTGATCAGACTTTAGAAAGACATCCCGAAAGTCATTGTATCGATCAATCGGATCGTAGTCTTCTGCAAGCCATAAATCAGCCAGTATCTCAATATATTCGTCGATCGAAGACACTATGCAGAAGCCCTAACGCGGATCTTGGGTTTCTCACCTGGCCCTCCGCTTATGTTGTACTTCTCATCGATTACACGTCTAAGATCCAGACACGCTTCTGGACCCAACCGTTCTACAAACTTGTCAAAGTCGATGTCAATAGTACCATCAGAACTTTCTCGAATCCCAAAATTAGCTTTGAACCGCTTAACCTTGTCCAATACTGGTTCCAGGTTCTCTTTCATTGTAGCAAGTTTTGCCTCTGCTGACTGAGCTCTATCTACCCAATAACCATCTCCCGCGTCTGCCATCTTCGTTCTCCCTATTTACCACCAAAAGCCTGACTAATGTCTTTAGCTGCCTTCCCACCCGTAGATATGATATCGGCCTCCTGTGCAACCTTCTCCCGTTCCATTGCTTCCTGTTGTTGAGCAGCACGCGCCGCACGAATTTCCTCTACCTGTTCCCTGGTGACAACAATAGGCGTCGGAAGATCAAGGGCTCGGGCTGAGAACCTACCTAATTCATCTGCATTTATTAGATCGAGTACCTCTGGTTTGATAGCACCAAGTTCCATCAGTTCTTGCACCCATAAACGAGAAGCAGCAACCTCAGCCTGTTCACGGATCTTCTTGATCGGGGATGTGTACTCGAATCTAATACTTCGTCCTTGAACAGCCTCAGGAATAGGATCGAACAAACCTAATCTAAGATTGAGCATGAACGTACGTTCTACCAATGGAGCTAGATAGTCACTCTCAAGGCGACCGAAGACCGCTCCAATCTCCCTGATAAACTCTTCTTTTCGGGTTATCACTTCAGTAGCCGTCATTTCTGGTCCGCGTACTGGAAGATTAAAGATATTCTTAAAGAACGCTGCCTCAATCTGCTGACGAACGTCAAACTGCATATCCCGAGTAATTGGAAGGTTGAAATCCTGTCGAAGGGTAAAGAACGGGTTGCCCCGCATTTGAACCGCAGTATCTACATCATAGTAGGAGATACCACCCGAAAAAGAGTTGATCGCATCGAAGGAACTATCATTAGGTGCAAATACTGGAGGATCAGCAGCCTTCTGTCCAGATACCAGAATTGTCTCAGACATCGCATTGCCTGTCTCGGCATCAGGCAGAGCTATCATTCCGGGGCTTCGACCGTATAACTCTCCCGATGAGGTATCCCACCTGGGCACAGCAATAGGAAATTCTCTAAAGCCACCCACCATTACCTCATGCTGAGTATCAACTTCAATCCAATCATCGGTAAAGGGAAGATTGCGCGCAAGAGCAGCGTCTTCCTTTCCATTTGGACGTGGCTGAATCACACGGAGAAAATCTAATTTCTCATCTA